CTTTTTTGAAGAACTGCGTCCCTGGGACCACATCGTGGTCTCTCGCTCCATCACTCTGGTTCTCACCAAGAGTGTAGATTGAATAAATGGGGTATACATAATCAGTGGCTTCACGAAGTTTAATTCGTTTATTCACTGATAGGTACGTATCAAAAAAGCCGCCTTCAAATCCCTTTCGTTTTAAAGATCGGGAACTGCGCAAGGTGTAACTGCCGATAAGATGGCCGTCACCGTAACCATCAGGACCAAAAATCCGGTCTGATGTTGGTATCTCAGATAAGACAAGCTTAGCAAGCTTAGGCTCGCCATGTCTGATAAACCAATTGTGCATATTGAAGAGGGTCTGAACGCTTATCTGATCTTTTAGATAAAACGGACGGATATTCAAACCATTAAGAAAATCAGCACCGCACGATTCCCTAAACGGGCCTTCAAAATATGATTTGGATTCATTAACAATGAATCCACATACTACAAGGATTTCCGAAAAGAGTTTCATTGCGGCTACAGGCAATATAATATCATCGCCGTAGGTGCTGACGTCCTTAGGATCCAATCCTAAATGGACGCACACACTGTGAGCTAGCGAGTAAAATATAAGCGATTCTAATTCAAAAGTATAAGCATTACCCATACTCGAGAATTTTTCTAATCGCACTAGCTTACCTTTATAACTCACACATGGGGTTCTGAAACGATCCAAAAGATCGAACCAGTCCCAAGGAAGGAGGTGCATAACCAAACCGTAACTAATAGTATCGCTTGCTGAACTCAGATCAACCGTCGCGAGACGGTTATTGACCGAGCCTTCACAGGCTAAACGTTGATTTCGGGTCTGATCACTAAGATCCACACCTGCACGTCGCAATCGTTTTTTAAGGTACTTACCTATCCCCTGCTGGCCGAAGCCATTAAGAGTAGGTTCGACACCTATCGATCGCAATGTTTTAGATGTTTTTGGTACGAATTGCAACTTACCATGAGACAGATTCATCTTGAGGTTACCCTCATGTATATGACTATCTGTCCAACCTGGGAATTCCGCTAGGAACTCTTTGGCATGGGGAAGCAGTGACGTACTACACGTAAGAGGCGCTTCAAGTTTAACCCTAGGGTTAGACCGCGCGCGTTTAACGCTTGTTGTGGCGCCAGGTCCAAATGAAAATTCTAGCTCGG